GCTGAAGCTGGCTGTGACCAAGTTTTATCAGAGTTCGCTATCTTTTGAGGTGGTATGACGTTTGAGCTAACAGCTTCATGATATGTTTCTTGAATCCTTTCGCCTCTTCCTACTTTAGATCTTTGATGTTCACCAACATCTTCAGGTCTAAACCCTTTTGCTAACAGATCACCATTTTTTACTGGAATGACTCCCCAGCCGTCCTTACCTGGCTCATGGTCTTCAAGATATTGTGTAGGAATCATTCCTAGTACTAGAGGATGCTGAGCTTCCTCTCCGTCTAAGAACACGCCGAAAACGAAAGAGTTGAGTGGAGGAACCGGATCATCTGCGGTGTAAGCACCACTCACGCAAATGGCCCAAGGAAGTTCCCAAGGCTTAATTTCTGCGTTTGATCCGTGCACGCCGAACGCGCGAACTCGAACTCGACCTTGAAAAGATTTGTCGTCGTTATCTTCAACGACACCAACAAAGAACATTGGATTTGTAATTCCTACTCCTCTCATTATCCAGACCTCACTTCAGAATTTTGTCTATTATCAGAACCAGCATCACTCCAGTCATATTTAAATAGTTGTAAATGTGTAGCCATAATATCGCTATCACATGAGTTGACTATGTGAGTTATTAGATATCTTCCGCTCAGTTGATCGTTTAATAATACTTGGTTGGTGCTCTGGTTTAATTCTCTAATTCTTATAAAGACAACATCACCTGGACTTAAATCTAATCTTCCAGAAGTCATTGCAGTAACTGAAGTCGATTGCAAGTGATTGTTATACATTACTCTCGATGCAACTAGATCTCTAAAATTCTTTTCTCCACCGAATGCTTTAGCGTCATAAGTATCTCTGTAATCTCTCACTATTAGGTATTGTGGCGCATTGGTTTCGTTATATGTAGCATCGACAAAATCTTTCGTGTGTACGTCAGCAGACCAACTAGACTCTTTTCCAGTACTATCTTTAAACATACCAGCATCATAAGAATAGTTATATTTTTTTGCTGTATGATTTAACAAGTCAATTTCTACGAATGAAGTTCTATAAGCACCTCTTGCGAGATCTCTAGCCGAATCAACTCTAGTGGTATTAGTAAATGATTCTAAAGATCGAACCTGTTCAGTCACATTTAAAGGATCTAAATCTACCTGCGCCGAATAGTTCAATATATTTTTATTGGAAATACCATTTAAAGTAGCGCGCTCAAACATCCACTCGTCACTTACGAAATAAAACCCGTCCCAAGTTTCGAAAAATCTAAAAGACGAAGACTTTGATTGTGTGTTTGAAAAGGCTCGCTTAACACACATACCCATCGCTTCTGAAGCAGAATATTTCGGTATAGTGAAAGTTGTTGTAGCTTCTGTTTTCTGCAAAACAAATTTTCTTTCTTGTTCACCTTCAATGTTGTAAATGCTAGTATTTTCTGGCAACTTTACATTATCTGTTTTTGACGTAGTGTAAGCTCTAAGTTTAGCGATGTACTCTTGAAATATCTCTTTAACTATTGTTGAAACGCTCTTGTTTGTATAAGCTCTAATTATTGACTTAGTGAATCCGTTCCAACTCGGTTTAGAAATCCAACGAAGTGTGTAAGTGACACCTTTAGTATCTGGTGCTGGATTAATGTCGTCGATCCTATAGATCACAGCTTTAATTTTACGAACAGTTTGAAGGTCATAACACTTAATTTCAAGATCTAGTGTTTCTTCACCTCTTAGAGGAAGTCTCTCCATGAAACTCTGATTGTCTAGCACAGTGATACTACCAGTCAAAGATACTTTTGAAATACCATGTTCGATATCGAAGGCGCCGATAATAGGAGATATGTCTTCGCCTGCAGTGCTTTCCTTTCCATAAGGAGAAATAACTGCTTTAACTATTTCACATTTTCCTGGACTAAATTCTGACATGAGCCTTATTCTGTGCTAACTGAACGAGAGAATTCACGAGTGATTTGTTCTAAGTATGCTTTATCGAACAAATAGATCTCTTTTTTGTTTTCGTTCAACGTATTTTCATAATCATAAATTCTATACGGTTCCCACTCTTCAGGAATGATGCGCTTGATGATGATCTTTCGACCAGTCTCTGTTCTTAGAATGACGCGGTCTTCTCGACGAAGATAAATCGTTCTAAAAGATTCTGGTGCTAATATAATTTCTTCTACGGCCATTTATTATACTCTCTTTACATAATACAGGATGTTGTCATCATTGTTAGGATCTTGAATCCAGTCGATAACATCTTCACCGACTTCACCTGAGATCTCTGTATACTTATCTACGAGGTAAGCGTTAAAAGTTTTCGGATCCATAGGCCACTCATAATAAGGATCAATAATGTTGTTCGCCATGTATACTAGCCAAATGTAATCAACTGAACCATAATACCATCTTGCGACGTCTTCTGCGCGCTCACCTTCTTTAACTGTATAAGGATAGTAAACGTAAGGGTTGTTAGCTACAGCTTTAATGAAAGCAGATCTTCGAGTAATATCGCGAACACGGCGTCCTTGATATTCTATGATTGGAAAGTTTTCAAAGTATTTCATTTTTTTCCCCTACACACGACATTAATTATTGACTAGAACTAGAATTTTTATTCTCACTAGACTTTGTCTGTGAATCTGTGTAATCTTCAGCAGTTTGAATGCTGAGCTCTTTAAATGTTATTGAAAGAGTTACAGAAGCTGGAACACCGCCTTTGATAATACTTACCTGAGGACCGCCTCCAGAATAATCTACTGTTACGTCAGATATCATGGCTCTCTTAAATCTTAAGAAGTGTTCTTCTTGAACACCGAGTAGACTCAATTCTACTACTGAAGGATAACCTAAGAACGCGCGCTCTAATCCTTCGATGCCGGCGACTCCGCTAACTGAAGGTAACATTTTTCTCTTTAGAAATCTAACGATTTCTGTAATCTTTTCTGTGTCTGATTTATTAGCAGGAAAGAGTTCCCACTCAAACGAATACTCTCTTAGATTAACACCTTCAAAAGCCAGTGTTTGCTGAGGATTAACAACCTTTCCGAAAACGGTGCCGGCAGTTTTTGCGAGATCTCCACTGATATATTTCTGTGCCAAGTATGCAGCAATCGATTTTGCATCATTTATTTCCAAGGCCTTGAGCGCTTCTTCTGCCGATGTTAAGAATCCTTTCTCACCAATGCTCTTCCCCAAATTATAAGCACCATCTAAAGCGCTACCTGCTATTTCTGCCATTGCGCCCATCACATCACCTATTGCTGATTTACCACTCAACACTCCAGCAGCTCCTGAAGCTAAACGCTCATAAAGAAAATCCCTTTCAAACGCTGTAACTTGAACTCCAGTAGCATCTCTTAGAATTCTAGGAAAGGGAAGTTCTAGAGAACCCGTACTAGACTCTTGAACTGGATTATTCTTTAGAGGAATTAAGCCTAGATTGGGATTGCTTTCAACGGTAGTACCGTTTCCAGCTTGTTTAACTTGAAAAGAAGCAGCATAGGCGCTGTAATCATAATCTTTAAAGATCATTTGCAACCCGTGCGGAAGAGGTTTTGTAGGAAACGCATAAGTCGTGATCGCTTTTTGTTCAGCGTTACGAATGTTTCTTACTTGTTCTGGTATCTCAGCGGCCATAGAAGTCTCTTTTGGTGAAATTTGTTTTTCCTGCAGTTTGAATAAATAAAGCTACAGATATCTTTCAATTATTTATACAGACTAGTGAAGAGAAAAAATGGCATATAGCGGTAGGTTTCGCCCTCGAAACCCTCAAAAGTACAAGGGCGATCCCACTAGAATTATTTATAGATCACTGTGGGAATTTAAATTCTTTAAGAAAGTTGATGAGCATCCTGACGTGATATGGTGGCAATCAGAAGAAGTCATTGTTCCTTATAGATCACCTATAGATGGAAAGGTTCATCGATACTTTCCAGATGTTATCGTACACATGAAAGATCACACTGGTGCCATAAAGACGAAAATGGTAGAGATTAAACCGTATAAGCAAACACTTCCTCCTGATCCTAGTAAAAAGAATGCTACAAAAACGGGAAGAATATCGAGAAGGTATTTAAACGAGGTTAAGAATTACGGAATCAACGATGCGAAATGGAAAGCAGCACGTAACTATTGTGCTGATCGTGGTTGGGAATTCGTGATCATGACAGAAAAAGAACTAGGAGTAAAGTAATTGTCCGTAAAAGTCTTCGATGAAATTTTAGCTAAAGGTATTCGGGCCGGAGAAATTCCTGCTCGTACCAAAGCTGCGCGCCAGTGGTATAGAGATCAAGCATCTAAATTAGTTAAGGGCGGAGAGAAAGCTACTGGAATAAGCGGCGAGAGCATGGTTCGAAGTGTCGGCGATCGAGCTACTTCTAGACCTATCATTGGTAATATGTACACTTTCAAGTATGATCCTAAGCACAAGGACACTCTTCCGTATTACGATATGTATCCTCTAATCTTCCCGATAAATAAAGCTAAGGGTGGTATTCTGGGAATCAATTTTCACTATTTACCTCCTCAACTTCGAGCTCAGTTAATGGATGCGTTATATAGTACAGTGAATAACAAATCTTATGATGAAAACACTAGATTACGAATTTCTTATGATATATTAAACGGAGCTTCGAAGTACAGATTTTTTAAGCCGACGATAAAGCATTATTTGTTAAACCACATGAAAACGAGACTGGTTTACATTAATCCTTCTGAGTGGGACATCGCACTCTTCTTGCCAACGGCAAGATTCGTCGGAGCAACGAAACAAAAAGTATACGCAGACTCGCGAAAGATCGCGCTAAGAGGATAGTAGAATGGCGTTTAACATCAGTAGGTTTAAATCGACGATAGACAGATTCGGCGGCCTAGCTCATGGCGCCCTATATGAAGTATCAATCAGCAAAGAAAAAGAAACAAACTCGCTATTAGATCCAAAAACTGAATTTCAGTTTTTCTGTTCTAGCGCGGTTATTCCGGGCATTCAACTAGAGCTTGTTCCATTTAATGCGGTAGCGCAAATGCCGACTATGTTTCCCGTCGGAATGGCGAATCCTCCAATGTCTTTAACATTCTTCGTAGACTCAGATCATCAGATATTATCTTTTTTCCATAATTGGATACAAAGAGTGATGAACTATAGCACTAAGGACGGTCCTTTCGCTGCGATCAATGGCGAGTATGACGCGTACGGTCAGCTGCCTTACGAGCTCGGGTACAAAGATGACTACTCATGTCGCATGACGATAAAGCATTTTTCTAACGACAGTGCAGGAGAAAAATACTATGAAGTAGTACTCGACAATATATTTCCATATTCTATTACAGATATTGATGTTGCGTGGGACAAAAATGATCAATACTTGACTATGCAGGTATCTTTTGCTTATGATAGAATACATTATTCTGGAGATAAAACTGGTGTTCCTTCAGAGAGAAGCAAAGCTGGAATACTAGAAAAATTATCAAGCTTAGCCGGATTAGTAGATGTTTTAAAGCAAACAAAAGATTTAGGAAAGCCAAGATCTATTCAAGATGCTATTAACAGATTGAATAGAGTCCGCAACTCATACGAGAAAGTAGACAGTTTGTTTGGATTAGGTGGCTAATTTACATAATAGGAGAAAATACATAATGGCATTACCAAAAATTGACTTGCCGATCATGGAGCTTGAACTCCCATCAACAAGAGAAAAAGTAAGATATAGACCTTTCACGGTAAAAGAAGAAAAAATTCTTTTAGTAGCGCAATCAGCTGATGATGCTACTCAAGAGATTCTTGCAGCAAAGCAAATTGTCAATAACTGCTTAATAGACAAAGATGTTTCTGAACTTGCTATGTTCGATCTTGAGTACATATTGTTGGTCCTAAGAGCAAGATCAGTAAACAACTTAATTGAGTTTAGGATCAAAGATCCAGACACACAAGAAGAAGTAGAACTTAATATCGACATAGATAGAGTGTCTCTAACAAGATTCGATGGTCACACAAATGAGATCGCTATAAATGATACTTATAGATTGTTCTTAAAGTATCCTACTATCGATGAATTTGTAAGACTATCTCAGCTAGATGAAGATGATCCTCTAGCTGATTACTTAATGTTGTGTACTTGTATTGATTATGTAGCGTCAGAAGACGAAGTTTACTACTTCAAAGATTATAAGCAAGAAGAAATTGACACTTTCATGGACGATCTAAGTGGTGAAACGATCAAAGGAATCCAAAGATTTTTTGAGACTACACCAAAGCTTAGACACGAAATGAAATACACTAACAAAGACGGAGTAGAAAAAACATTCGTCGTTGAGGGACTTCGTAGTTTTTTTACTTAGTGCTGGTCCACATGAGGCTTGAAGATTATTATAGAATGATCTTCAGTTTGGCCCAGCACCATAAATACTCAATAGACGAAATTGAAAGGATGATTCCCTATGAGCGAGATTTATACTTTCAGATGTTGATTGACTGGGTTCAAGAACAAAACGAAAAAAACAAACAATAGGTAACTAGTTGAATGGCTGAAGAAAAAAATAACAAAAGATTAAGTCCTCAGACTCAAGCTATCATCGACAGATTGAAAGCCGAAGGTGATCTCGTTAGAAACAGCGGCACTAATTCGATCAAAGTGGTTAAAGCTGAGTTATCGAAATTTACCGATGTTTTTCAGGCCATGAATATTTCTCTAGGCGGACTTAGCAAACAAAGCGCTGCTACTCTTGCTTTAGCCGAGCAAGATGCTAAGCTGCGCGCTCTTAGTAACGAAGAACGAGATGCGTTTTATAAGAAAGAAGCTGAAATGGCGCAGCGCCAACAAGAACTTGATAATCAAAAACTAATAAAACAAGAGAAAAAAGCTGCAGCAGAAAAGCGCGAAAGAAAAAGTTGGTTTAGTGGAATTAAAGGATTGTTCGGCGGTATCTTAGGATTCTTTAAAAAGTGGGGAATGATATTAGCTGGAGTAGCACTTGGTTACCAGTTTATTGCTGGTTGGCTCGAGGGAGCGCTTGGTATCAAGTTACCTACTATCAAAGAAACGATAACAAAAATGAATGATTGGCTGAAAAGTGTCGACTGGGACGAGCTCGGCAACACGTTTAGATCATTAGTTGGGTTGTCTCCTCTCGTCATAGGATTAGGTGTTGCTATGACGAGTGCTACTTTTTGGCTTAAAGGCCTCCCAGCACTGATGAGAGGGATGTTAACTGGATCATTTAAGAAACCACCTGCTGTAAATCCTGGAACAGCAGGAAGACCAGGAACTACATTAGCACCAGGAACTCCCGGAACGACGACTACTCCTGGCGGAGAAACACGAAGACTTCGAGATTACCGAGTCTTGAAAGATCCAGAAACTGGAAAATTCGTGAAGAACACTTGGTGGAATCGTTTAAAATTATTCGGAAATGCTGATCTGCCCGGAGGAAAATACGCGCCGGGGGCTGTTGGTGCAGCAGTCAGCGCAGGTCAGATCGCTCTTGGAATAGCTAACGAAGAGAGATTATCAGCTGATGCTAGTCAAGAAGAGTTACTAGCAGCTGCTTACGGTAGACGAAAAACGTTCGAGCAAGTTGCGATGGATACCACCTTAAGTATGGGTGCCGGCGCGCTTCTCGGCGCGGGCACAGGAGCTCTCGCCGGTGGTGTCGGTGCTGTGCCGGGAGCTGCAGCGGGTGCTGTCTCAGGTGCTGCATGGGGATTCGCGACATCTATTATTGATGGTGTAGTAAGAGAGTTTAGAGACTTCGGTGAAACCGGCGTAGACGAGCTACCTAATACTATTCAATACGCGCTTGAAGACGAGATGGGTTTAACTGGAGAAGCGCTTGTTAGTTCTTTGATGACTACGAGAGACGTTGCGCAGCAATTTATAGATGAAAACAAAGAAGCTATAGAGAAGAACAACGAAGAAATAGCTGAATTAGAACAAAAATTAGAAGAAGCAGGAACTAATAACCGCAGAAGACGATCTATCGAAGCTGAGATAAAAAGACGTAGAGACGATTTTGAAATTTTGCAGACGCAGTACGATGTCGCGCAGACGATAGTTCAGAGAAAACAACAAGAGCTTGAAACATTAAAAAGAGAACGAGAATCGCTTGAGGATCTATACTCTCAACCCCCTCAAGCTTTCTTAACATCTGAGGAGAGGGAACGTCAACTCTTTTTTGAACAACTTAACAAGAATGCTGCAGAAGTAGCTGCAGGGCTTCGACCTCCTATTGTCGTCAGACAAGGAGACGTAAACAATTTTAATACCACTTCTATGCAAAGATCATCAACCGGAGTTTATAGATTAAACTCTGTAAGTGGAGGCAACGGTGGTACAGACAGAGCTTTCGTCGCTATACCAGGACTAGCGCAATAAAAAAAGAGGCCCGAAGGCCTCTTTTCTGTTTAGGCTTTAAGATACTCTAGAACTTTTTCAGGAGAGCTCTCACCGTAAGGATCAGTAGGACAATCGTCCTGTTTACCCTCTTCAGCAAAAACCTTTTCGACAACGCCATCGTTAACCACCATAGCGTATCTCCAAGACCTTTTACCGAATCCAAGGTTGTCCTTTGCAACAAGCATATCCATGCCTGCAGTGAACTCGCATGAACCATCAGGAATGAACTTAACATTTCGAACTCTAAGATCTTGAGCCCAAGCGTTCATAACAAAAGAATCATTACAAGAGATGCAATAGACTTCGTCTACTCCGGCTTCTACGAACTGATCATATAGAACATCATAAGCTGGAACTTGGTTCGTTGAGCAAGTCGGTGTGAAAGCACCTGGTAGACCGAAAGCGACTACGCGCTTACCTTTGAAGTAATCGTCAGTCGTCGGATATTGCCATTCAAAATCACCCGTGTCAATGTTACGGGCGCGAACTTTAAAAGTAACCTGTGGGACTACTTGATTTTCCATGATTTATATTTCCTTTAAGTCAAATGCGGAGAGCATTGCACTCTCCGCGGTCTATAACGAATTAACCTAACAAGAGTTCTTTCTTGTTGTCAATCTTGATTTTTTGAGGTCTCTTCTCTTCTGGAATGATACGTTCCAGAGCGATAGTCAAAAGACCATTCTTGAAGTTAGCACCGATTACTTTAAGGTCGTCAGCTAATGTAAAACTACGAGTAAATTTCTTATGAGAAATTCCCTTATGTAGAATTACAGTGTCGTCCTCAGGCTTCTCGTCCCAAACGGAACGAACAGTAAGAACGTCTTCTTTAACTTCGATTTCTACATCATCTTCAGAAAGACCAGCTAGCGCAAGTTCAACGGTGAACTTATCGCCTGCTTTGTTTCTGCGAATGTTATAGGGAGGGAAACCAGTTGCTGCGTGTGTTTGTGGAAACTCTACGAGTCTATCGAAAACTCTGTCGAATCCGACAGCAAATGGTGTTAAGTGATTTATATTTAATCCAGTCATTTTTATCTCCTTAATTAAGCTAGATATTAATATAGATGGTTGTACCCATCGTTTTCTTCATAGAACCCTTTCGGCGTTCTACAATTTTATTTATTCTTCTCTGTCTGCTCTTCAATAAATTTTTTAATGAAGTGACGAACTTCGCGGCTAGCCGAAGTATCGACATCTTTACAGAGTTGAATGAATTCTTTCTTCTGTTCTTTATTAATTTTAATGATCAACGTATCATCTTTTTTCATTTTATAAGATCCTCAAGTGTATATATAGTATATATACGTAATAAAACTGTAATATATAAAAAGGTTAAACATGAAAATTTTATTTATCAAGTTCGACCAGATGATGAAATCTGGTAGAATTGACAACATAGCAAATCAGTTCTTAGTGTAAGGAGAAAGTATGAAATACTTAATCGCTGTACTAGCATTCGTATCGTCTGCTGCTTTTGCAAATATTCCAGTTCATAGCATTAATAATACTACTATCATGACGAAAGATGCCATGATTGTTCTTGATAAGCGCGCTGGAAAATTCTGGAAAGTAGAAACTTCTTGTGATCTTCCTATCAACGTTAACTCTAATGTTAAGTTCGTTTCAAATTCTCGTGTTATCAAAGAAGGTACACAAGTAACTTTTGTTATTGATACGACTCGTAACAAGCATCGCTGTTCAATTCAAAAGATTTCTTCTATCTAGTACCGGTGCTACCAAGTCCGCCATCGCGTTCGGTTTTTTGTTCAGGCTTTTCTTTAGTCTCTTCGATAGATACATGATGAACCGGTTCGATGGCGCACTGCGCTAAACGCTCGCCGCTCTCAATAACAACAAGACTTTCAGTCGTGTTTTGAAGAATGATATAACTCGGTTCTACATAATCGCTATCAATAATACCCGTTCCATTCGCCAGAATCAATCCTTTCTTTAGTGCTACGCTTGAGCGCACGTACATCTTCATCACGTGGCCTTCAGGAATATCGAAAATAAGTCCTGTAGGAACTAGAGCACGATGCATCGGAGGGAGTTGAATAGCAGCCTTGTTTGAGATAAGCTTTACAACAACATCTACTTTTTTATTCCAAGCATTATAACACGAAATTCTATCACCAACATAAAAACAAGAACGCACGTCAAAACAAGCAGATCCCGAAGTCGCCAGTGTTGGAAGCTGTGCTTCAGGGTCTACTTTGTAAACTTTTAGCGGGATAGATATATCATCTTTATACATAATATTCCTCTTCAATCAATAGGATCAAACCAACCCTCTCTTAGTTCTTGAAAAAGTTTTGCGTCTGGAGACTTTTCCCATAGTTCATTATACCAAAACAGATCATTGAATTCTTCTAGCCAAACGAACTCGGTTTGCTCTTGCATTTGTAAAACGCAAGTAGAAATTTTAAATCCATTCATAAACTCTAATGGCTTAATAACTTTGTAGTTATTAGCTTTAGTTAGTTCTTCGAAAAAATTATCGTTGCAGTGCCAGATCGAACCGTGAAATCCGTGTTCTTTAAAACAGTGAGCTCGAGGAGTCCAATGAACTACAA